GAAGACTAGATAGAGAAGAGGGGATTTAGGTCCCCTCTTTTTTTATGCGTAATATGCTATGTTCAATGAACCTCTTGGTCCTGCCGTTGGCATATTGATAGCATTATTTTCATTGTTATTGTTAACATTTGTTGTTGAAATAGAAGTTACTGTTGGAGAACCTTTGTCTCCTTTTCCTCCTTTTTCTTTCATTTTAGTATTATTGCCAGTATTATTAGCAAGATCGGTTGTCTTCTTATCAAAGTCTGGCGCTTTTACTTGTTCAATACCAAGCTTTCCACTAGGTCCACGCTTAAGTGGCATAATAGCTTCTGCTCCAGCTTCGCCCATAAGACCCTTCTTGCCTTCGCCATAACCAAATAATGTTGGCTTATCGACAATACCACCATCAGCAAACTTTCTAACCCCACCCTTATCAAAGGCAGACCCCAAAGCAGATTTCATATCTGGCTGTGAATTTTCATTTGGTGCAGGGACTGCATCTGGTGGGACATCTTCTTGTGGTGCGCTCATAGCATCTTTTGCAGCCAATGCAACATCGATACCAACGCTTGCCGCAGTTCCTACACCAGGAACAGTACTTGCAAGACCACTGGCAGCTTCCAGACCCGCTCCAACAATATCACCCTTCATAAGACGACCAATAGCTAATGCGCCGCCTACGAGTGCTCCAATTACAGGTATTTTCTTCAATAATGATTTACCAACAGCTTTACCAGCTATTTTAGCCAAACCTTTACCGCCAACCTTTAGTAGTCCTCTTTGAGCTACTCTGGCTAATCCTCTTCCACCAACTTGTCCAATTTCTTTTCCTGCAAATTTAGAAAGAACTGATGATCCCTCTTTTTGCATAAATTTTGAAACTATTCCACTAGAACTTTTTCCTGCAAATTTTGAACCAGCATCTTTTCCTAAAACTTTAGAAATAATACCTCCACTTTTTCCTCCAGTAATTTTTGAAAAAAGTTCTTGTCCTTTTTTACCTAAAATAGATTGTTCTTTTTTAATAAATCTTCCGTCAGGTCCTCTCAATTGTTTTTTTCTAGAAAATGCTTTTTGTAGTGGACTTTCAGCTTTTTTTGTTTCTGAAATAAATGGTTCAGCGTCTTTTTTAATAAATCTACCACGAGCATCTCTTTTTTGAGTTGCGGCTTTTTGTTTTTGTTGTGGTTCTAAATCTTGAGAAGATTGTTTTGCTTCAGGTTTAGATTTTTGTTTTTTTCGTGGTTCTGAATCTTGAGAAGATTGCTGCGAAACAGGTTCAGCTTTTTGTGTTTCAGGTTCAGATATTTGAGAAGGTTGTTGTGAGACAGGCTCAGATATTTGAGAAGGCTTCTGTGTTTCGGGTTCAGATACTTGATAAAGTTGTTGTGAAACGGGTTCAGCATCTTTTTTAATAAATCTACCACGATTATCTCTTTTTTGACCTGAGACAGATTCTGTTTGTTGTGAGACAGGTTCAGCATCTTTTTTAACAAATCTACCACGGGCATCTCTTTTTTGAGTTGCAGTAGGTTCTGTTTGTTGTGAAACAGGTTCAGCATCTTTTTTAGTAAATCTTCCGCTAGAATCTCTTTTTTGAGTTGCAGTAGGTTCTGTCTGTTGTGTCTGTTGTGTCTGTGATGGTGTTTCAGATACTTGAGAAGGTTGTTGTGAAACAGGTTCAGCAACTCTTTCACTAGTGTCTCTTGTTTGTTTTGATGTAGGTTCTGTCTGTTGTGTCTGTTCTGGTGTTTCAGATGGTTTTCGTGTAGGTTGTGTTGAAGTTTGATTAGCAACTCTTTCACTAGTGTCTCTTGTTTGTTTTTCTGTTACACCTTTAGGCATCAGAGAACTTAGCTTTTCAGCTATAGCATCTGCTAATTTTGTAACAACAGAATCTGAAATGCTAACAATAGAAACATCTTTTCCTTTACCTCTGGAAGAACCAGATGGACCAGAAGGTGCTGGTTTTGCATCAGTAGCTTTTCCCGCAGATTCTTCTTTGAGACCTTGAACTCTATTTTGTTCTTTTTGAGCAGTTTCTTGTTCTCTTTGCATTTCATTACTTCTGGCATATATTCCAGTAATGTCTGCGCCTTCAGCAACAGTTTTTAGTCCTTGTCCAAGACCTTTTACTCCCGCCGTCTTGAATGCTTCCATTCGGCTAGGTCTGTTTCTAAATCTTTCTTGTTCGGCAAGATAATCTTTTTCAGAATGTTCTTTTTTAGTTTTTGTATTAAAATATTTACCGCTGGCTTCGTCTTTTACAATTTCAGGTTTGCCACGTAATTCTTGGTAATTTTTAATAAAACTTTCACCAATAGTACCTTGTTTGGCAATACGTTCTTTAGCAGATGCCTTTAGTCTTTCACCAAAAGTCATTTTTTCTGTTGGTGCTGTAAAATCTGTTTCTTTAGATTTGCCTTGATCTGGTTGTACAGCAGTTCCAATAGTAGTATCTAAGGTATCATTTAAATTACCTATTGATTTATTTAAATTTTTCATAGTCTGAATTAAAGACTTGAAAGTATTTTGCATTTCTTTAGTTTGAAGATTTGGTGTTGTTGGTGCTTTAGGCGAACTATCTGCTTTCGCTTTTCCCGCTACAGTTGAAGTTGGAGCAGAAGAAGTTGAAGAAGGAGCACTAGTTTCTGCTGGTGAATCTTTCTCCATTTGAGCAGAAACTTGATCCAACATTTTGGAAAATTCTGTCGTTACTGGTTTTTTACTTTTAGTGTCAACCCAAACTCCCGCATCATTTTTGATGTAAGATTCGTTTTTACCGAGTATTATGGGAGTTTGGTTATTTGCCATGATTTATGAAGGGTCCGATGTGCCGTCAGTTCTAACAACTTTTTTTGTAAACTTCTCAAGACCAGTAAAGCCTAGTCCAGCGATAGCAAGATCACGAACGCCATCAAAGATAAACTGATCTATCTTGAAGCCTCCAAATAAATTTGCAAAAAAAGCAATAAGAACTGCAATCAAACAAATTAAAGTTGCATATCTTTTTGATGATGGATTACCATCAACGTCTTTCATAATTCCGCTTAGATAATCTGTAACTAATTTAGGTGAGATCATTTTGTTATCCGCCATTTCTTAATCGTTCGTTTTCTTCTTCTAGGTGTGCGTTTAACATAATAACGTAGATATCACGTTCAAATGGAATTAGGTTATCTATTTCAGTAAGAGACCAATTGTGATGGTGTGCTAAGTTAAAGTTTAATACATAAAAATTACTTAATGTATTGTGACTTAGCCCTACTGAAAAAAATCATTAACTCCTTCCAGAGTAATGCTCCTATTGTTTCCAAGACTATTTATATAGCTGATTGTGTGTTCAATCTTTGGAAGAGATTCAAAAAAATCATAAATCTTTTCCATCTGTTGTAATGAAAGAGAAGACAGAAACTCTTTCATTTCTTCTATCGTATGTTCACTAGCCTTATAAACTGAATCATCATTATAAATGCTCTCGATACATTCAGAAACAACTTCTAGAACTTCGTCTGGATCATTTTCGTCAAATTCGGTGAATTTAATCATCATTTTGAAATTTGGATATTTCATAACAATACCAACGTCATCTGTTATTTGAATAGTCTTATTGTTAGATGGGTCTTTTGTTACCTTAATATCATCAAGATCAAGAGCAAAATCATATATCTTATTGTCTTCATTATCTTTATATTTTAGTTCTACAATATTATTAACAGACTTAGCTCTTAATTTTAAGAATAGATATTCAATGTCAAAAATAGGAAGATCGTCAATATTAATTTTAGATAGAACACAGTTGCCAATAATTTGACTCATTGCACGAATAGAATCTTCAACTTCATTGCTTTGTTGAGCCAATAGTAAAATCTTTTCTTCCTTTACTAGGAATGGTCTAAACGTAATCTTTTCACCAGTAGATGGAAGAATGTCAGTGAATGTTGGATAATCAATTTTAGGTAACATTATTAATAATTCCTTTATGAATCAGAAATTGAGAAACTCTTGTAAACAAAAGTAACGGGCAATTCGGTTATTTGGTCGGTTGCAGCCCAGTTTAAGTTTACACTTGACACTGATGCTGGAAAGGCTTCTTTGATAGTATATCTAGCAGAAATGTTTCCAACACCATCGAACTGATCAATGATTATGGTAGACAAGTAATCAGAACGATAGTTTATTCTAAAGCTTTCATCAGAAGTTGTTTGTCCAATATCAACAATATTTGCTGACCATTCTCTAAATAACTTTAAAATTTTACTGTCTTCATCATTAAAAAATACCATGTTTATCGGAGAAAAGTTTACACCAATAGGAAAAAACTCAGATGCCCCAGAACCCTTTGTTCTAGCACTGAATAGTTCTACGTCAGTTCCTGGCAAATTTACAGAATAACATCTAAGCTTTAAAAAATCAGAATCTTGGTATCCTTTAGCTTGCGCCCATGCTGGTAAAGTAATGGAAGCTTCAAAGTGTGCTGATCTAGTATAACCTGTAAATTTTTTAGAGAAATCTCCAATGTTAAATGACATTATTTTGCTGCCTTTGCGCTGTCTGCCCAAACTTGTTGGTTTGTGGCTTTTTGGAATCTTTCGGTTGGTAAAAACAATCCAATGTCCCATTCTTGTGGCTGTATCAAAATAAACTTAGACCTAACGTGGCTTCTCAAATATCGCTTTAGACACGGCTTATACATATTTGACTTTGCTATAGACTGCAAAGCTTGATAGCTTAAATTAATTTTTGTTTTTTCATCATATCTATTATCGGTAGTTATGCTGTATAGAGCATCCATAAGTTTTGCTCTCAACATAGGTTGTAGATAGTGCATGTTAAGACCATAGAAACCATTCTCAGTATATTCAATTGGAAATATCAAAGGAAACGCATCCCAGTATGGTAGTTTGTCTTTTGTCTTCGCGTCATACATAAACAAGTACATCTTACCAGGAATAACAACATTAGTTAATTCCGCAGCCTTTTCGCTCATTAGACGTGCTTCACTTACGCCTGATGCTCGTCTCGCACGGCTTCTATACCAATCTCTGGCTTCTTGTGTCTTATTTGGAATAATATTTTGCTTAATCCCACGATTTAGGATTGAAGTAAAAATATATTTGTCCGTTACGGAAGCCATCAGTTGTCCTTTTGATGTTCAAATCTTATATATTTAGTTGGTCTAATACTTAATATTTAGTTCTTTTTCCGTGATAATTTTGAACTCGTAGTTATTCTTTTGGCAATATATATCAGCAGCAGACCACTTAGCTAGATTAGTAGCATAGGTCATTACTTCGTTTAAATATTGACGAGTTTGTCTAGACTTCTTTTCTGGTTCTTGTGTTTGCTTGAAAGGTTTTACTTCAATAACATAAGTAGCCAATTTGTTATCTGGTGTTCTTACTGTCATCTTAAAATCTGGAAAATACCTATGAATACGATTATCAACAGGAGATCGATAGGGAATACAAAATTCTTCAGATTGCCATTCAATTATGTTTGGATCGCTATCGCATCTATTCATAAAAGTCAATTCATAACTTGAGCGAAATACTATCTTGGTTGGATCACCTTTATATTTCTTTGGATTTTTTGGAGTGAACTTGCCTTGGTTTGCCATGCTATCATCTAAATACTCTTGAAACTTCTGTATTTAGGGATAAAAAATGGCAGCGTTCTTAAAAGACCCAAATAAAGCTCCTAAGTTGGGTCAATCGTTTAATCAAATGCGGTTTCCATCTGATATCAAAACGGAATACTGTAGCATTTCTGCGGTAAAATATCAAAGAACTTTGCCTTCTGACCCAGCACTTTTGGTTTCTACTGGCGCATCTGTTATTCTTCCTATTCCATTTTCTGGATTAGATGATAATTATGGGATGAATTATAAAGAAGTTGATACTGGAGCTATGGGTGGCGCTTTAAATACGCTAAT